ACCTTGCCAGAAATCAAAAGGATTAATAGGAGTCTCGTCTTCATACTCAGGTTGCATTGCATCCATGATCTTATCGAAGATCTTCTTACCGAACTTGTAAAGAAATACACCACCCTCGTTCTGAGGATTGGCAGGATCTTTTACAACATAGATGTTTGCATAGAAGGACAGTTTACGCTTCTGTTTACGAACAGTGTCCTTATCAGCTTCATTACCAGTGTTCCACAATTCACGGTTCAGTTCTCCAATAGGGTCCTGTTTACCAATAGTAGTCAGGGAATTTTCAATATACCAACCACCCGGGCCCTGGAAGGCATGAGAGAACAATTTTACCCAAGGGAGATCTTCTCCATCAGGTGCGGGAAGGAATCGAATAACAGCATAACCGTTACCGGACTTATCCATCACGGGTTTCCAGAGTCGTTCGTCTGCTCCTCCACCTTGACCCTTATTCTCTTTCTCTACCTGCTGAATCAGTTTTGCAGTCAGGTTCCCCAAAGAGGAGTTCTTTTTCAAATTTGAAAATGACATATGTTTTGTATTAAGTGTATTTGGCTTGTTCCTAGATTTGGTTGGGGTAGCTAGGACACCCCGTAATCATAACCCTTTGATCAAGGGTTGTCAATGATTGCTTTTTTCATTTCATCAAGAACCTTGGTCATGTTTGAAAAGACGTATGTAATATCAACATCTTTTGGGAATCCCATTGTCACTGCTACCTCAAAAATCTGACTTTTCATCCTCTTGGCTTCAGGATCATCAGACAAACTCAGACGTGTATAAAGAACTCTTTGTTTATCTAGAAGAGTAGAAAGTTTTTCAACATGTTCAAGCTTATCTTCTCTACTCATCGAAGAAAATGTAAAAACATTCTCATAAATTTCTTCTTGAAGTTTAGTAATGTTATCCATCTCTTCACGAACTAATTCCGAACTAAAGAAACTACTCATCGAATTCCTACCACTTCCTTTAAAATTCTTTTATATGAAAATATATCAGTATGTATAAAAGGACTATACTTGTCAATTCTCATTGATAAAAACTCCCAGACAGGATCTTTTAGTTTTTTATCAAAGTTCTTTTTAAATCCCAAAATCCTATCCAAAATAATTAATGTTTCCAAGGAAATATTATTTGAAAGATGTTCTTTTACAATTATAGGGTGTCTACTCCCATCAATATGAAAAACGTCATCAAACTTTTTATTTTCAAATAGATCACTGACCTCATTCTTGAAAACATAAGACATTGATTGATGTTTCCTCTTCCAGTTAGAGTAATTACTCTCACCCTCTTTCATGATCTGACCAATCCAAAGACCTTGAGGATCATCACAACTTACAAAGTTGGCTACAAAGTATTCAATGACTTCACTATCATCCTTCTGTCTGGACAACTTCTCAAAGAAAAATCTGTCACGACGTTTATAAAACGACTGAATAGATGCACGTGACTTACCACAATATTTGTGATAATCATAAGTTTTCTTGGTAAAATGATTCTTGAGTCCTAAGTAAGACTTATATACATCAAATGCTTTCACTTTGGGAATCATATAGGGAGTTTAGCGTGAGATGTTCTCTTCAAGAAGTTCAGTTCAATCGCCTCACATTTAATCTTCTCCTTTAAAGGCTTAGAAATTAGTTTAGGAACTGCCTCAACATCAATACTATTCTTCTCACAAAAGAAAATAATAGAATCAATATAACTCATATCAGTATTAGTTGTATGAATATTTTCAATCTCTTCCGAAAACTTTCTAGGACAATAAAACTTACTCTCCAAGAGTTTATCAATATCTTGATTTTCAGGCATTAGTGGCATCCAATTGGAACTCAACGAACTCTCTGATGTACTTAGTAAGTAACTTAATATACCTCGCCTTATCATACTCTTCATAGACTTCACACTCTCCATTTTCACAGGTCATAATAATAACGAATTTTTTAACTGTAAGACCAGTTAATTCATACAACATACAAGCATAGGCTGCACACTGTACAAAGTATCCTTCAATCCACTCACGTTTCTTGGGTTTCTTTGAAGTCTTGAAGTCGATGATAGCCAATTCGTTATTATACTCAGCTATACAATCCACTGTTCCAGCAATACCTAAAAACTCACTGTATAAAGGAGTTTCTAGTCCATGTATATTATCTATATTCTTTAGATCCCCTTTGGCAAGTTTAAACAACATCTCAGAAAGAGGTTGGACTGTAGGAAGATCCTCATTCTTTAAATGATGTTCAATCAAAGTATGAGTATCAGTACCACGACTGGTAGACTGTTTAGTTACTTTGTTTGCTTCTTCATTACCAACCCTCTTCCTCCAATCTGCAAAGATCTGACGGTTGTAGTGACTGATAACAGAAGTGATAGAAACTAATTTTTTTCCAGAGGGAGTATCATAAAACCTAATCCCATTGATTGTCTTTCTTGACAGTCTTGGGACTTCTATTTCAACATGATTAAACATTACATACCTAGTTCAAGTTTTGCAACAATATATTCCTTCACAAGACCACTTCTACAAATGTCCTCTGCCAAGAATTCTATTGTATTAAAGGATGGCATATTATTCAAGATTCTCATAAAGTCAATAATACCATTCTTTTCAACTGTCTTCACAAGATCAGTCTGAGTTGCGTCTCCACAGAACATCAACTTAGAATCTTCACCAACACGGGTGATCATAGAGTCCAATTCGTGGAAATTAAGGTTCTGAAATTCATCAACAAGAATAATTGCATTATCCAAAGTGGTTCCACGAATAAAACTAGTGGACCAGAATGTAATAGATCCTTGTGACTTAAGGTTACTATACAACATTTCAAATGAATTGTCATCAGGCATCTCAAACATGTATTTCACCATGTTCTTGTATGGAATCTGATATAGAGTTGACTTGTCCTCATGGTCACCAGGAAGGAACCCGATCTCTCTGGTTGCTACAAGAGATCTGACGATGTAAATCTTCTCATAAGGTGTCTTAGGATCTAAAACATCTAGAAGAGCATTGTAGAGGGCAATAAAGGTCTTACCAGTACCAGCACATCCATATGCAACCAAGTTTTGATTCTTCTTATATAAATCAAAAAATAATTCTTGATTGGGTGTAAGGGGATCAATTTTCTTAATATAATCAAGATTAATTGGTTTCTTTCTTTTCATTTGTTTATTAGTCATACCAAATGGAACTGAGTTTGTACTTCCAATACCGGACTTACTCTTTCTAGGCATACTTTATTAGTCGTAATGTTTTAGGGTTGAACCTGGTTGTTGTTTCGCTTTACCGATAACGTCTTTCCATCCTGGATGTTTAGTATAAAGTTTTGAAAAAGGTTCTCCCATCTCAAGACCCAAACAAGGAGCATTCTCTGGAGTATAATATCTTTCCCAATCAGGATTATCTTCTTTCCATTGATCCCAATCATGAATACTCATTTCTATATCTTTGGTTTCACCAGTATCTTTATTCTTTACGGGATATGTGGCCAAAATTCATTCCTCCTTCATAATAATTTATATTTATCACCACTCCAAAGATTCTGAAATGATGGGAAACTGTTCTTTAAATACCTCCTTACATGCTACTGCGATTTCCATATGTTCTTTTTGTGTTCCATGTGCAGATCTAAGATTAACATAATGTATCCAAGATCGCACAGAACCCGACATATAAAGTCTTGTAGGTGTAGCAAGAGGGAGAACAAATCTTGCGCATTCCTTTGCAATACCACACTCTAACAGTTCTTTATAAAGTTTCATACCATCTTCAAAATGGTTTTGAATCTTAACTTGAAACTCTTCACGAACAACAGGATCGATATCGTCAATAGAGTTCTGACGATTCTTGATGTCTTGTCTACGAAGTTCAGGTGTTGGTATTGTCTCCGCAAGTAGGGAAGAATCAGCATATCTCTGTGAGAATTCCTGAAAAGTAAAAGAACGATGCCGTAGAATCTGAGCAGCAATACCACGATTGGTTTCAATCTCCACAGTTAGATAAGCCTGTTCAAAGATACTCCAATGTTGATGTTTGATACAATACTTCAGTAGACCAGAAATCTTTTCATTCTCTTGATTGTTTGGGTTACTTACCCTAGCACAATATGCCATATGCTTTTCAGCATCAGGAGTAACACTAATAAGTTTCACATTCATGTTAATTCTTCCTCATCCCATTCATCTTTCTCAATTTTTCTAAGTTTTTTCAACTCTTTCATCATACTTTTAATTTCTTGATATGCAGATTCTGGTGGCATCTTACCACTGATCTCAAATCCAACAATCAAAGAAACCTTATCACCGAATCTTGCAAGTGCTCTTTCAAACTCTGATAGACTAGAATAAACCATTACTCAACATCATAAAATACTTCATCATAGTCATCAACAGGAACATTTGTATATGTAGGTTCTTCTATAACACCTTCCAATTCATCAGAGAACAACTCTGCTTTAAGTGTGTCTAAAAGAAATTCAATTCTACAAATAGTTGATTTCAGTTTCTCTTTATCCATTAGTATAATACGCCTCAAAATACTTTATAATTCCAGATGCATTCACATTACCTTGTGAGACCCAGTCATGGGAACATTCAGAAATACTTTGCATACTATAAATTGGTTGACCATTCTCATCTACCTGAGAACCATACTTATTCAATAGAAGAGAGTAAACTTTTTGTCTGATCTTTAATCGATCAGTACTGTATCGCCAGTCTTCAACGGTAGTCATATGGAATTTAGTCGCACAAGTAATTATACACAAAAAAAGGACGGGAGTCAATCCCGTCCTAAAAACTAAACTAGAATTCTCCTACAAATTCGTTTACATGTAGCTTGATTGTCGTCACATTCGACCAAACAATCATAATAGTCATTTAAAAGATCAGATTCTTCAGAAGATTTTTCCAAACTTTCTATAAGACCATTTACGTCCTGTTTCCATCCTGCAAGTTGGTTGTATGATAGTGTCATGACTTACTCCTTTATCAGTGTGAATATAATGAAAAAATTTAAAATTTCTTCAAATCGTCCTTCACCTCCAGCAATTCTATACTATCTATTCAAAATATGTCAGGATACACTAACTTAACTAAGTTATATTTCATTGTTATATAAAGACAAAAAAAGAGAGAGTTCTTAACTCTCTCTGTATAGTAAGTTTAACTCACTTTACGTAAGTATGGCCCCTGTAACAGAATGTTCCATGGGTTTCATTGGGTTCCACCTGATGTACATCGTACTCAACACCACGATAAGTGGTGTGAGAGATTTGTGCATCATGAAGAGCAGCAGCTTTATCAATCTGCTTTTTGATCATAAGTAACGTATTCATAATTGACTCCTAAAGTAATTGGATTTTTAGGTCCGTTCCTTTAGTCGTTTGCGTCCCAGTCTGGC